GCCCACATGAAATAGAAAGGAGGTGAATCATTTGAAGACTTTTCGTAACCTGAGTTTAGAACTCAGCGAACTATTGGCCGAGGCTCAATGTCTTCTGAATTTAAAGTCAGAATTGGGTAGGCTCCCCAACAGTCGGTTTAAAACCGTTATGTTGGAAAGAATCGAGTTCTGGTTCAGAACCGAAGGCGGAGATCCATCAGAACCTTTAACCGTTGGAGGCAAAGGCCAGACTGATCCGAGTACAACCGACACAGAGAGATCTGTGAAGGGGCCGGGCTTCCTTAGCAAGGTTGCTAACGAAGTTGTCAGGGCCGAGGAGTTGGTTGGTAGCACAGAAAATCGTGTGCCAGATGATGATGACATACCTTTCTAAATCCCAGTCCGCGTGGTGCGGCTGTGGGCCACTTCTTTCTTCTAGATTCTCCCTCGAGATCTAAGCTACTAGCTTATCCTTTACTAAAGGAGGTCGCTTATGGGTTTTTCCCGTAGCTCTGATCTGACACGGAGGTTTAATTGTTATGGACTTCCCTTGCCGATGGCGCAAGAATTGGCCGCGGCTGTTTTGAAATGGGAAGAATGTTCTGGTCCGAAATGGACGGTAGACCGGTTGAAATCCCTTAAACAGGATATGATCCGGATCCATATCGGTGAGCTGCCCTTAACCTGGGTTAAGACTAACCGGGAGGGCAAGTGGTATGGAGTGTGGGGCTTTCTGCGCAACCTGGCGGAAAAATCTCAGAAACATCTTGAGATCGCCTTGAATTGCTTGATGGTGTATTCCGCATTTATCCCAAAGAGGATAACTGAGGCCCATTTTTCAAAAGCGTGTGAGAGTATAGCATCTCCGAGGATTAGTTATCCAGAGGATGTGAACAGCACTATTGCTGCCCATGCAGAGTCCGTATTAGGATTAATGAAGTGTGGAAATGCTCAACCTCTACTCTTCTACCACGGTAAGGAGGGTACGAAGTCCCCAGTGATTACGGGTGCTTCGGTTGTACAAAGCCAAGATTTGGAAGCTGAGTTAAAATGGATCGGCTATTCGCCGGACAACCTCGCTTTCATTAATAAACATTTTATTGTTTATCGCTCCTTGCTGGACGGTCTGTCCAACACTGTTTTATGTAATCATACCAAGGTCATTGGTAGACCACCTTCGGAGGTATCCGGGGGTAAGCTGTGTCCTCTAACCAAGGATGGCGGCTTGAAGGTGCGTTGGATTGCGAACCCTTATAGGATTCATCAATTAGCATTACAACCGCTAGGAGATGTACTTTTCAAGACATTGAAAATATTGCCTTGGGATTGCACTTTTGACCAGGTTAAACCCTATCAACATGTACAAGAACACCTCAAATCGGGTGGTCACGCTTATTGCGTTGACCTGAGCTCAGCAACAGATTATTTTCCACTGAAGCTGCAACTTGCCATCTGAGACGTATTTTACCTCATGATGAGCCCCAAATTTCTCTATTTGAGGACTTGTCCAGATCAAACTGGGCATATGGTAAACACGGGGTGCGCTGGACTAATGGCCAGCCGATGGGTTTATATCCATCATTTCCGAGTTTTGCCTTGGCACACGGCATACTACTAGACTACCTGGCTTCGGGTGTTCCCGGACGCTTTTACGTCTTAGGTGATGATGTTATCATTTTGCATCAGCCTACTTATGAGAAGTATGTTCAAATGCTGGAAGTTCTTGGGTGTCCGTACAATCCCAGTAAGTCGCTTGTATCAAACAAAGCGGCCGAATTTGCTGGTAAATTAATATTTCCAGACAGGATTGTATCCGCGTTTAAATGGCGCGATATTAGCTCCAATAATTTTATGGACCTAATGAGGACATTTGGTCAACGATTCGCCCCAATGTTAAGGCGTCGTGAGTTAGCTGTTTATAAAACGCTAGCCCGTCTCCTAGGGCCGCATGGTTGTAACCACTCTGATGGACTTGGCAAGCCATTGGAGGAAGTGGTCCGTTTAACGGAGGAATTCGAATCTAGAATACCAGAGTCTGGTGTTGGAAGTGTTCATACGAGCTTCTTTCATTGGATGGCTGAACTGCATAAGCCAAACCAAGAAGGCAGTCTCCTAACAGAGATTGATACTGAATGGTTGCAGGAGAAAGCCAGAGCCTTCGACGAGAAGGTCTCTGCGGTGTTCCAAAACACACCTTTTTCAAACTTCCCTGGTGACAGGGGGGTGTTCGTGGATATTGTAGCTGATCCCTTAAAGGGAGTACTACCTACCGCGGATAAAACGTTAAAGGGTGACCATAACATTAGCACTCTTGAGTGGTATGAACAGCTCTTGAGCCTGAAGCAATCTCCGGTGCGACCTCATGGGAGGCCGGGATGGTTTCGCCAGCCTAAATGGTGGCGGGATCTGCTGAAAGGTGCAGATAGGGTCCGGAAGACTAACGATTGAATCAAAAT